AATTGACGGGAAGATTTCATCTAATGAAAGTGGAATAGTAGAAGAATCGGCCAGACCAGCTCCCAACGCAATAAAGATAGCAGAACTGACTAAGGAAAATGTAGAATTAAATAAAATTAAAAGTGATAAAACTTATCTAAGTAAAAAGATAAATGTAGAATAGGAGTAGTAATGAATAAGAGTAAGTTAAAAAATATAATTGAATTAGTTGTCCGTAAAGAGATTAAAAAACAGCTAAGTGAGATATTTATTAATGAAGATAAAGAAATCAAACTATCAGAAGTGATTTCTAAACCAAAACCAAAAGCTAAAAAAAGAATAGTTAAAAAGCAATACTCAAAAAACACAACGTTAAATGAAGTATTGAACAACACAAATCCTTTGGGAAAAAGTCAACAAGACGAGTATCCATCATTGGGCGGTGGTGTTTTAGGTTCTGACAATATGGCAGAAGTTTTAGGATACGGAGATTTAGGTAGAGGTCAAAACAAAGAACGAGCAAGAGAGATGGCAGCAGTAGATACAATCAAAAAGGCAGGTGTCAAAGTTGACCAAGTTCCTGAAGGCGTACAAGATGCGTTAACTCGTGATTATTCTGGTTTGATGAAAGCAATGGATAAAAAGAAAAATGGTGAGGGTGGTTTTAGACCTTAAAAATAAATGAGTGTAAGAGAAATAAATAGAAATGATGATATTTGTGTTGGAATAGAATTTCCATTAGACCATAATTTAACAGGGTTTTTTAGAAAAACTAAAACTATACAACAACAAGTAAAATCCAATATCAAGAATTTATTACTTACGACAAAGGGTGAGAGAGTATTCCAACCAGACTTTGGTTGTGATTTAAAAAATATAATATTTGAACAAATAGATGTACAGTCTTTAGATGGAGTTGATGAAAGTATTAGGGGAGCACTAAGCACTTGGTTACCTTATGTAATCATCAATGAGTTGGTGGTTGTTCAAAATGAAACTAATCAAAATGAAATAACAATATCACTTGAATACTCAACAACACTTCAACCAGACGCACTAGACAATATAACCTTTAATTTGGTTGTAGGAGAATAAAATGGCTACAAATGTAGATTATCAAACAAATAAAAAAATAGTAAAAAAAGATGTAAGTTATCTCGGTAGAGATTTTTCATCCATTAGAGAAAATTTAATGGAGTTTGCAAAAACTTATTTCCCAAATACACACAATGATTTTAATGAAGCATCGCCAGGTATGATGTTTATTGAAATGGCAGCATATGTCGGTGATGTAATGAATTACTATGTTGACAACCAATTTAAAGAAACACTTTTGCAATATGCAGAAGAAAAGAAAAATGTTTTTGATATTGCACAATCTTATGGATACAAACCAAGTTTGGCAATACCAGCAATCGTAAAATTAGAAGTTTCACAATTAGTTCCGGCTAAAGCAGTCGGTGATGGTTATCAACCCAACATAGATTACGCAGGAGTAGTTTCTGGCAATTCAATAATTACTTCAGATACTGGTGTAGACTTTACAATATTAGATGATATTAATTTTAAAGCATCAAGTTCATTAGATAGACGAAGTGATGAACTTCAAACGCCTTCATCTGGAACAGCACCAACACAATTTAAATTGACTAAAAATGTATTGGCAAAATCTGGAGATACCGTAACAGAAACTTTTTCCTTTACATCAGCAAAGAAATTTGATAAAATAGTTTTATCAAATGAAAAGGTAACTGAAATTATATCGTGCATAGATAGTAATGGAAATAGTTGGAATCAAGTTCCATTTTTAGCACAAGATACGGTGTTTGACTCAATTGAAAATACCACTCTAAACGACCCAGAATTTTCATCACTAATTGGTGATACACCTTATATGTTAAAGTTGATTAAAACTGCAAGAAGATTTACAACTTATGTTCGTGACGATAATAAGATAGAATTGAGATTTGGTTCAGGTGTTAGTGATAATGCAGATGAAACATTAATTCCAAATCCAGACAATGTTGGTTCAGCATTAAGCTTTGGAGTAACACATTTAGATACTGCATTTGACCCATCAAACTTTATGAATACAAGAACATTTGGTTTGGCACCAAGCAATACAACACTAACGATTGTATATCGTTATGGTGGAGCAGTAGAGCATAATGTTAGAAGTAATTCAATTACTTTCCCAAAGAACATAACTTTCACAATACAAGAAGATGGGTTGACTACATCATTAGTTCAAACGTCAAAAGATAGTTTAACCTTTACAAATTCAACGGCAGCATCCGGCGGTTCAAGTGAAGAAACACTAACTGAGATAAAACAAAATGCAGCTGCATACTTTAATGCACAAAATAGAGCAGTTACGAAAGCAGACTACATTACAAGAGTTTACTCATTACCACAGAAGTATGGGAATATTGCAAAAGCTTATATAACACAAGATACACAATTACAAGAAAACAATGATACCACTACTGAGATTCAAAATCCATTAGCATTGAATATGTATTTGTTGGGATATGATGGTAATAAATACTTAGCAACATTAAATGACGCAGTAAAACAAAATTTAAAAATGTATCTTTCACAATATAGATTAGTAACGGATGCAATCAATTTAAAAAATGCTTACATAGTAAACATAGGAATAAGATTTGCAATCGTTACACAAAGAGGGTTTAACCAAAATGATGTATTGTTTAGATGTATACAAAGAGTAAGAAATCATTTTAATACGGATAAGTGGCAAATAAATCAACCAATAGTATTGAGTGATATTGCATATCAGATTTCATTAGTTGACGGAGTAGCAAGTGTAGTTCCACCAGACGGAACCAATCCAAACAATTCACTTATTCTTGTGGAGAACAAAGCAACAACATCAAGTGGGTATAGTGGAAATGTTTATGATATAGATTCTGCAACGAAAGATGGAATTGTATATCCTTCAAAAGACCCAAGTATATTTGAACTAAAATATCCAAATACCGATATTATCGGTAGAGTTGTGGGAGAATTATAATGCATTATTTTGAATTTGGAAAAAGAGACGCTTCAATTTATTCAGGTGGAGCAAGTGCTTCTATTAATACTGGATTAGATGAGATATTGGAAATTAATAAAAATGTTAATGGAAGTGGAACGGTAGCAAATGTATCACGAATACTAATTGATTTTGACTATACTAATATATCTGAATCAATACAGAGTGGTAAAATACCCTTAACAGCTAAATACTATTTAAATCTATATGACGCAACTTCAGAAGAAGTTGAAGCAGAACAAAGTATATTTGTTCATATGGTTAGTGGTAGTGCTTGGAAACAAGGAACAGGAAAACTTGACCACAATCCAGTAACTTCCGATGGCGTAAGTTATCAATACAGAGACCACGAAAACCTAACACCTTGGGTAACAGGTTCAGTATTAACTGATGGTGGTTCTTGGTGGAGAACACAATCGGGTCAGTATAAAGTTAGTTCATCTTATGCTTTAACATTTGACAGAAAAGATATTAGAGCAGATGTAACTGACTTAGTTAACAATCATATTTATTCAAGTTCAGTTTACCCGAACCGAGGCTTTATATTGAAAAGAGAATCAATACTTCCAACTGATGACACATTTTCATTTAACTCAGGAAGTGATACCACAAAAGATGAGGCGAGTTCAGATAGGTTAGGAAATCTAAAATATTTCTCAAGAGAAACACATACAATCTATCCACCTAAGTTGGAAGTAGTATGGGACGACTCAAGCTTTTCAACAGGAAGTTTATCACCATTAACATCAACAGATTTAGAAAGACTAAAAATTTATTTTAAAAATTTAAGAACAGAATACAAGGAGAGTTCAGTAACTAAATTAAGATTAGTTGGTAGAGAATTATATCCAACAACTGCATTTGCAACAACACCAGCAGAGTTAGATGTAAAATATTTACCAAGTAGTTCCGTATACTATTCCATAAAAGATGCGTCTACAGAAGAAACAATTATTCCATTCGGAACAGGTTCAATCGTCAGTTGTGATAGTACAGGTAACTATTTCAATTTATGGATGAATGGGTTACAAGCAGAAAGAAATTATAGATTTTTACTTAAGGTCGTTAGTGGTAGTGGAACAGCTGATGAGCAGAAAAATTTCTATGATGATGACTTTGAATTTAGAGTGGTGAGATAATGCCGTACAAGTCAGCACAAGAAGCAATAAATAGAACAGACTCAGAACACTTTAAAAAATTTAGAGAACTTGAACGGGAAAGACTTAGAAAACAAATTCTTGAAAAAAGAACTGACTACTTAACTAACCCAAAGTTCAACACGACTCTTACACGAGACAATCGTGGATTCATAGTTTCATTTGAAAACCCAGATAAATTTGGAAAATCAGATGAACCAGAATTTGAACAAGTTACAGTTGATATAAAAGAAAAATACTTTAACCCAAAATACTTTGATAAGATAAACAAAACCTTTGAAGACTTATAGGATTAACGATGCCTAAATACGGATTTACAGAAAGAGAATTATCAGCTTACTTCAAAACTAATAAAAAAAATATTTCAAGTTTTGGTAGGGTATTTGATTTCAATAATTTTGATGTTGAATTTAAACCACCTTACCTTGGACAAAAAGATTATATTAAGTTATGTATTTATAGTATTCAGACCAATCAAATTTTACAAGAAACAATTTTACGAGTTAGAGATTTAAGTCCAAACTATGATTTAAAATATTTAAAATTAAATATCGGACAACACCTAAGAAATTTAGGAATCAATGATGGTGATTATAAAGTTTTATATAAATTTTTAAGAAAGATTGCCGGTGATGATAGTCAATTTTTTATTATTGATGAAAATGGTGTAATCTATGATGGTGAAGTTGAGTCAATCGATGGAGTATATTATAAACTTATTGATGATACTATCGATACAGACCAACCAGTAACTATACAACACTTTACATACTCAATAAACACAACCAATTTAAAAGGTGATGAATTAATATTAGAACCAAAAGATGTAACTAATTCTGATTATATAAACAATTTAAGAAATCTTAATCTAAGTGTAGTAGCAGCTCCGAATTATAGACAATCAGCTCCAAATAAATCAATTAAATTTAGTGGTAATGATTTAAAAACAATGAACTTGATTACTGAAGGAACTTCCGAAGGTGGTGAATTCCAATTCCAAAAAGCAATGGAAGGTCAAACAATTGTTTTTGAAAACTTTATGAGAGCATGGGTTCCTAAGCACAACAAATATGCACCAAAATTGGGTAGGTCTGAGGGGCAAAACCACCCACACGGAACAGAAAGAACTGGACACGAAAACATACGACCAGTATCAAATACAGAATTCCCACTTGAAATCTTTACCGATAATGAATATGGTAGCCTTTCCGAAACAACATTAAATGATACTAACCTTGA